TACTATTTATGAGAAAGCTGAAAGTGATTTTAATGATAGTAATATCATTAGTGATGATTCCGTTCTCCGCTATATCGCAAAAAAGATACAAGATTGATGGTGATACAGTTATTGTTTTTACTCCGAAAGAAACTCGTAAGTTAGCTATAAAACTTCTTGAAGGTGAAAAGTATGAAAAACTTTATCTTACTGCCAGTGAAATTCAAAGGGTACAAGATAGCGTTATATCCTTCCAGTCTTATCATATTGCTATTCGTGATAGTCTTTTGGTTGTTTCTTTTGGTGGTCTTGATTCACTCAATAGTAAACTAATTGATTATCAAGAAAGATATTTAGTTGAACAAAAAAAGAAACGTAGAAATTGTTGGATTGCAGCTGGTTCTATTGCTTTGAACGCTGTATTAATATTTGTATCAAGTCGATGAGTAAAATTAAAAATTATATTCCTAAGAGTTGTGTATTAGCTGGTGTTGATATTCTAACTGTTATTACAGAGAATAAACAAAACGCTGGAAATCTCGGTAAATCTTCTATTACTAATGGCGTGATTCAATTACAATCATTAGATTATGGAATTGAGGTTTCTAATACACAAATGCAGAATACATATTTTCATGAACTTGTTCATCAAATGCTTAATAGTATTGGTGAATTAGAATTAAGTGAAAATGAAAAATTTGTTCAGAATATGGGAAATATGATGTTTGAGTTTCTTCGTACTGCTGATTGGATTAGGTTAGAAGAGTTCAAACATAATAAGTTTTCTGATGCAGATAGTAATGCACCTTTTATTAAAGAAGGTATTGCTGAAATAAGATAATGTATGGTACATGGATTTAAGATAGAAAATGATAAACTAATTCTTGATGTAGAAGAAATACTTCAATATCCTTTACTTCAACAGATATATGCTCGTGATGATAGTAAAGATAAATCTTTTGCAGAAAAAGAATTTAGATTTATACTATATTTATCCGATAGAAAAGGTTATGTAATGAAAGCAGGACTTACTAAAAAAGAAGCTTATGCTTATGCTAAGTCTAATGCCGGTTTGGATGAATCTTATCTACCGGATAAAGTTGTTTTATCTGCTATTGAATTTGTAAAATCAAATCTTAATATTACAGCTGTTGAAGATTTAATTAATTCTACTATTAAATCTTTGAATCTTTCAAGTAAGTTAGTTCGTACATTAACTGATGGTATAGAAGATTTAATGTCGAAAGAACTTGAAATGAAAGATTTAGCTCTTTGTGAAGATACTCTTAAACAGATTATTAAAATTGCTAATGAAATTCCTGCACGAGTTGAAAGTCTTACTGAGCTTAATGATAAGTGGGATAAGATTGAAAAGGGTGTAACGTCAATTCGTGGTGGAGCTGAATACAGAGATAGCTATGACGGAACAAATGATAGAGCATCTAATGCTCCTAACGAAACAGAAACATTATCGTAAAGACAATCGTTATGGTTATGAAACTGGTCGAAGTCCGTTTATAGATTACATACTTGAAGATAAAGAAAGTTACAAACCTTTATCTTCAAGTATTTGTCGTTTTACTGGTAAACCTTGGATTGACAGAGATAATGATTTTCTTATAGGTGAAAGTGGTGGTGTACTTATGAAGATAGACTTTATCTTTGTAGGTACTGAAATATTTAGTCGTGTTGCAGACTTTTATGAAAAACATGGATGTTATTGTCTTGAACCTGATGATAGTCCTAATGCTGTAAAGTTTTGGCAACGTGAAATGGATAGACGAGTTAAAGGTGTTCAAGCATATTGTAAATTATACATTAAAGATATTCCTGCTTATTTAGCAGCTAAATCTGATGCTGAACGTAAGGCTTTACTTCATAAAGTTCGTATAACTGGCGACCATTATAATTATCTTAATTATGGTCGTATCGAACGTGCTCCTAATGAAAAGGAACGTAAACAATTAGATAAAGAGGGAAGATTTAAGGTTAATACTGTTGAAGGCTTTCCTCGATTTTGGGATGGAGATTATTGGAACTTTAAGATTGACGAGCTGATTGCTAACAATAGTTGTAACTTATGTAAGGCAAAAGCTCGTCGTAAAGGTTTTTCATATAAACGTGGTAGTCAAGCAGCTAATACTATTAACGCAAATAAGAATGTAACTGTTACACTTGCTGCCGACCAAATGGATTATTTAACTGAGAAAGGTGCTACATCTTATATGGTTAAAGTTAATCTTGATTGGTATGAAGATAAAACTTATTGGCGAAGAGGTTATTTAAGTGAGAACTTTGATAAAGGTATTGAACTTGGATATAAGAAATCAAAAGAAGGTCAAAAGGCTTTCGGATTTCGTAGTAAACTTTTAAGTGTTGCTATTGGTAAAAATGAAAGTGCCGCAGTAGGTAAGAAAGCTATTGAAACTGATTTTGAGGAAGCAGGTAAATGCCCTAATCTTCAAAAAGCATTAGATGTTATGATGTCTAATAGTGAATCAGGTGCAATGAGAATTGGTACTATTCGTGTATATGGTACGGGTGGTACAAAAGGTGCTAACTGGGAAGCTTTCAGTAATTGTTTTTATAATCCCGGAAAGAATGATATGCTTCCTATGGAAAATATCTGGGATGCTAATAGTAGACATGCTGTTTGTGGTTTCTTTTTTCCGCAGATATGGGATTATGAACCTTTTATAGAAGATGGTAATTCTTTACTGTTTGCTTCTTGGAAGGATGATTATGATAAGAAACGTGGTGCAGAAAAAGAGAAAGATGCTGGTGAATATAATATTTATGTAGGTCAACGTGCTAACAGTCCTAATGAGGCATTTACGAACACACAAGAGAACATTTTTCACAGTCCGGAACTTACTAATCATATTAACGCTATTAAATATGATAAGTCTAATCATTTTTATGAAGATGGTTGGTATATACTTGATGATGGACGTGTTAGATTTGTTACTAAACAGGAATGTATTGAACGAGCTATATTTGGTTCCGATAGATTCCATGAATATATAACTGATGTACCTCATAATTCAAAGACTGATGTTCATGGTTGTATAAGAGAGTTTTATTCTCCTATTCCAAATGATGGTAGTCTTTATTTTATTTCTTATGACCCATATCGTGTAGATAAAAATAAAGAAGAAGTTAGTACAAAAAATTCACTTGCAAGTTTTCAAGTGTGGATGCGTACTAACAGTAAAACTCCTTACATGGGTAAACGACTTGTTGCTTCTTATTGTGGTCGTCTTGATACTATGGAAGCTGTCGATAAACTTGTTCTTTATGCTTGTTTACGTTGGAATTGTAAAGTTCTTTATGAGGCTGGTACTGGTGAACTTGTTACTAATTTCAAGAAATGGGGTTATAGAGATAAGTTGCTGAAAGACCCAAGTAGTTATATTAATCGTAGTGTTGATGGCCCTCGTATTACTGGTTATGGTATTGTCATTGGTGATGGCGATATTAAGTTAGAGGGTATGCGCATGGTGCGGGATTTCTTATACGAAATTGTCGGAAAAACGTCCGACGATACACCAATATATAGATTTAATCAAATTTATGATATAAGTTTCTTATTAGAGTTGGATAGATTTATATTTGGGCGTAATGCAGACCGATTAAGTTCGGCTATCGTTGCAATGTTTGAATTTCGTAAAGATTCCCTTTTACTTGAACGAGAAGCTAATTCGAAAAGTAAAACTAATAACACTGGTCGTAAAGTTAATAGATTCCTAAAATGAGTGAACGTGATTTAAGAGCAACTCCACTTGTTATGCCTGACCAGCGTGCAAGTACTGCTACAAAACAAACGAAAGCTTGGTACATTCCTAATTGTAATTATTGGATTAATCTTGCTATTGGTCAGAATGATAAAACTGTTACACAGAAATTTCTCGATGCTGCTAATGGTTTAGTAGACCCTAAGACTTATGAATATGTTCTTCGGAATTATATTGATAAGGTTGGTGAGAAAGCTGTAATGTATGGTGAGATACGTGATGTAGATTTTCTTACTCCTATTAAAGAACGATATATGGGAGAATTTATTAATATGTTCTCTAATTATCAAGTATTTAATAATGACCCTTCTGTAACTCTTGCTCGCAATAAAGTTCTTGCTGATAAAGTAATGGCTTATTGTAATCAAGAAATTATTAATCGTCTTAATGAAGCAGGATTTAATACTGGTCAAAAGACAATTAAGCAAGGTGAACTTAACGATATTATTGAGGAAGTTCTTAACGATTGGATTGATGATGTAACTATTACAACTCAAAAACGTCTTGAACTTATCAATACTATTGTTGAAGCGAAAGACAAGTATCAACAATGCTATTTCTATTGGTGGGCTTGTGAAGAGGTTTATACTTATCGAGAAGTTTATAAAGGTGATGTTTATCTTCAAGTAATATCTCCTCTCGAATATTATCGTATTGAAAGTGGTCAACGATATATCGAAGATGATGATGCAGGACTTCGTGTTTATCGAATGACTATTCCTCAAATCATTGATAGATTCCGTGATGAGCTTACAGATGCAGAAATGAATTATCTTAAAGATATTTATACTGTATCTCCTAAATATGATGCTCCTGATGGCATAGTTCAAATCTTTAATAAAACAGATTTTGCTGAACGTAAAGCTATCTTACATACTAACGCGGAAGCACTTCGTAGTGAAGCTCGATTATATGGTAAAGAAATTGATATTTATCATTATGTTTGGAAAACTGAAATTAAGCAAGGTATTCTTAAACATCGAGATTTATTAGGAAATATCGTTGAAAGTGTTGTAGACGAGAATTATGAATTTGATGCTTCTGCTGGTGATATTGAAATTGAATGGGAATGGATAAATCAAGTTTGGGAAGGTTGGCGTATCGGTGGTTGTCATAGTGGTATTTATATTAAGCCGCGACCTATCGAAGTTCAACGTGAAAGATTTAACAATTATAGTGATTGTAAATTACCTTATAATGGTATTGTAGGTTTACATAAAGATAATCTTCGTAATCCTATTCCTTTCCGTGTTTTACCTTATCTTGCTCTTTATCGTATTTATACTTTACAACAAGAACGTGCAGTAGCTAAGTTTAAGTCTTGGTTATTATTTCCCGAAAGTATTCTCGCTGATAGTAGCGATATGACTACCGAGGAACGTCTTGCTGTTGCGAATAAAGATAGTTTCTTACCGTTTGATGATTCTGATGCACAACCTAATGCTTTACAATCTATTCGAGAAGTAGCTACAAGTGCTATTACGAATTATATCCAAATGCTTGATAATCTTAAACAAGGTTTGAAAGCAGAAGCTTGGGAAGCAGCTAATATGAATAATGCTCGCTTTGGTGATGCTAAAGATTATGCAGGTAAGGCTGTTAATGAATCGAATTATTCTCAAGCAATGACCGGAAGTGTTTGGAGTCTTGAATGTTTTAATCTCTTTCGTGAACGTGATTATGTTGCAAATATTGATTATAGTAAGTTTGCTTGGATTGATGGTAAACGAGGTTCTTATGTAGACCCGACGACTAATAAAGTTGTTGTAGTTGATATTGATGGTTCTTCTGATTTCTCTGGTAATATTGGAATTTATATTCGTAATAATGCCGATGTTCAGAATAAGCTGAACATGATGAAAGAACTTGCATTTAGTGCAGGTCAGAATGACCAACTGGAAGTTGCTATTGAAGCTATTGAAAATAATAATATTACTTCTATTGCTAAGAATATTAAGAAAGCTATTCAAGCTCGTCGAGATTATGAACTTCAAATGCAACAAGTTCAACAACAAGCTCAAGCAGAAGTTGAACAAATTGTTAGTCAACGTGAAGCAGCTAAGCAAGAATTTGAAGCTCAACAAAATGCTCTTGATAGAAAACATGATGTTAATCTTGAGATTCTTAAACAAGAAGGTGAAAAAGAGATTTGGAATATGCGACTTAAAGTCGATACCAATGGAAATGGTAATATAGATAAAGATGAAGCTATGGCTGCTCAATCTGGTTACACTGCTTCTGATGTTAATAGAATAAAGTTACAAAAAGAGTTAAAGCAATGATGACCGAGAATTATCGACGGAGAGCAAGAGAACCTGCAAGATAATACTACTATAATTATTGATAATATATTATATATAGTATATCTTTGTTCATGTAATAATATTCAACTATAAATAAATACTAATATGGCTGTTGAAAAAGTTGTTATACCTGATGATGAAACTCAGGAGCAAAAACAAGAACGTCTTCGTAAAGAATTAGAAGAACGTAAAGCTAAGGAAGCTAAAGAAGTTCAAGAAGCTGAAGAACGACGTAAAGTTGAAGAGGAAGCTGCTCGTAAGAAAGCTGAAGAAGAAGGTGATAAGGGTGGTTCTACTGGTAATGGTGAAGAAGAAACTGAATCGGAACAAGTAGAAATTGATGGTACTCTTTACACACTTGATGATAACGGAAACGCCGTAGATGATAACGGTGAAATTAAGTTCACAAAAGAACAGATTGATACAATGTCTGATGAAGAGCCTAATGAATTAGACGGTGATTATATCGAAGCTATTTCAAAAGCCAGTGGCATTGTTATTAAAGATGAAAAAGGTGAACCTGTTAAGTTTGAACCTACGATTGAGGGTTTTGCTAAACGTGCTGTAAAAGCTCTTGGTGAACGAGAGGGTTTTACAAAAGGTTTTAACGAATTTTTAGCTAACAATCCTGATATTGCAGCTCTTGTTGAATATAAGAGTAAGTTCGGTACAATCGAAGGTTATTCAGCAAATGTAGATTATAGTAAAGTTGAAATCAAAGATGATGATGATTTACTTGCTGATTTAATCTATAAAGCTGAAATTCAAAAAGGTACTTCTCCGGAACGTGCCAAACGAATTGTTGAGTTTGCAAAAGCAAATAACACTCTTAAAGATGATGCAACTGAAAGTCTTAATTGGTTGCGTAAAACTCAAGAAAGTGAGATTAAAGCAATTCGTGAACGTGAGGCCAAAGAAATGCAGGCTGAACTTGAAAAAGAAATTAAATACTTTGGTGTTTCGTATGAAGATGATGGTACTGTAAAAGTTCATAATGCACCGGGTAGTCTTTATGATTTAATTGTTGTTAAAGGTCAGATTGGAGAATATGCTCTTCCGAAAGAAGGTCTGAGAATTAAGACAACTGATGGTGAGAAACTTATTTCTCGTCAAGAGTTATTTGATTATTTCTCTCGTCCTGTTCAAGAGATTAATGGAATGGTTTATAGTCAAGCACAAATTGATGAGATTAATCGTCTTTCTAATCCTGCTGAATTGGCTATGCGATTTATTATGAATCTTGACGGTGGAGTTGACCAACTGATTAAAGCTGAACTTGCTAAAAAAGAAGTTAAACGTCTTCGTTCATTAGCAAGTAAGACTGGTAAAAACAATGGTAATCCCAGAGTTCAAAAGACTGCAAAGGATGATAAAATTGTTTTACCTATTAAATAAAGCAAATGTTCTTGCCTTATAATAATAACTTAACCAAAAATCTAATTTACAATGCGTGAAATTGGAACTGTAAAATTTGACTCGAATCAATATACAGATGCTAATATGCTTCTGAATTTTGATTTGATTGACCCTGTTAAACTTAATCGTAATCTTACTTATCTTTGGGGTAAGGATAGTGACAAGTATCCTCTTCTTACTCTTACTGAGGGTCAGGGTGCTGTTACAACAAAAGTTAAGCTGAATGGTGGTGATACTCAATATACTTGGGAAATTGCTCCTCGTCAGCGTGTTACTTCTCGTCTGAAAAAGCTGGTATCTGATAAAAGTGTTATTCAGCCTTATGGAACTGTTGAGGTTGAAATGGAAGATAATTGGTTTATTTATCAGCACACGGCTATTGCTCCTTCGGGTATGCAATGGCGTATTCAGAATGAGGGTATTGCTACTTCGACTGGTGGATACGTTTATCGTTTTACCAATATGTCGGGTGCTCCTATCTCGGCTGATGCTGTTGCAAAAGACTTCATTAGTGGTGCTATTTGGGCATTAGGTGCTTCGACTATTCCGGGTAGCAAGTCTGACGGAAACCGCTCGAATAACCAGTCGTTCAGCAAGGCAACCAACCAGTATGGTTACTACCGTTTCTCGAAAGAGATTGCTGGTAACATGGGTAATAAGGTTGTTAATATTGCCTTTGATACTGCATCCGGTGGTGAGCGTAGTCTGTGGATGCCTTACGAAATGAAGATGTGGGAAATTATGCGACGTGAGATGCTCGAAGAGGACTTGTGGTTCTCGGAGTACAACCGCGATTCGAATGGTATTATCCACTTAAAGGATGAGAAGACTGGTGAGGCAATTCCTCGTGGTGCTGGTGTTCTTGATATTCTCAAGGCCGTTGGTAATTATGAAACGTATTCTGTTCTGACACTTAATCGTTTCGACCGTATCATCACTCGTATCTTTGACAATCGTATTGATTCTACCGTTGAGGAACTTGTTCTTTATTGCGGTAAAGGTTTCGCACGAATGTTCAATGATGCTATCTATTATGATGCTCGTCTTAAGAATTACTTTGTAACTCTTGGTGATAACGAGATTAAGAGCGATGGTGAGATGATGTCTTATGGTAAGTATTTTAACCGTTATAAGATGTTTAATGGTAAGATTCTTACTGTCAAGATTGTTGATATGTTCGACCACGGTATTCGTGCTCGTCGTGACCGTGAAGCCGGTAATATGTATCAAGGTCTGCCTATTACTTCTTATAGTGCTGTATTCCTTGATCATACTATGGGTTCGAATGGTGAGCGTAATATTAAGTTTGTTTGTGAAGAGGGTCGTGAGTATAAAGTAGGTGTCTATAAAGGTATGGCTGAACTGCCTGCTTCGTGGGGACTTGCAAGTGGTACTCAACTGTCGGATACGAAGGATATTGCTTCTTATGAAGTTCTTGGTTCGCAAGGTATCAATATTGATAATCCTACTACTTCGTTCTGGCTTGATTTAGCTCTGAACTAAACACTCAATTTGAGTAGTAATAATCGAAAGGTTATTACTACTCATTAACATATAAAAGATTGAATAACTTAAAATGTTAAAAATATGATTAAAGTTAATCGTTCAGTTCGTATTGAATGGAGGAACAATCCTTCTTCTTTTGAACTTCGGAATAAAGATGCTTTCAAAACTGACTTTCTTCGTCTTGGTTCTGCTATTCGTCCTGTTAATGAACTGCTGAGCCGTAGTGAGGAAATGCGAGTTCTTCTTCCTACTGTTGTTGGTGTATCTCCTATTGATAGTTCTTGGCAAGAACGAATCACTACATACTTAAATGATTTTCTTCTTGAGATTCCTGTTCATGGCTTAGAGTTCGATACTTCTTACGTTTTAGATTTAGGTAATCCTGCTCTGAAAAGTAATATCGACGAACTTATTGGTAAACTTAAAAAAGCTGATAAGATTAAGAATGAAACTGGTTCGGAACTTGAAGCTATTGTTCTGAAACGGATTAAGGAACTTGATGAAACGGAACTTTATAAGTATGTTACTTTTGTTAATATTCCCGATTATATTAGTTGGAGATATTGCCTTTTAAGTAGCAAAGTTGCTAATAAGGTTGAAGACATTAATAAGAGCGTCAATATTCAATTTTATCTTACTTCAGATAGTGAGCGTAAAGCACTCAAAGCTGCTCGGACGAAACTTCGCACTGATGCTCTCAAGAAATATACAGAACTTATTAATAATCCGAATAGCGCACTTATTGACAATGTTGTTGTATCGACAGGTAGCGTAGGTGATTATTCAGAATTTATGGCAATGACTGCCGATGATAAGCAATCTGTTCTTCTTGAACTTATTGACAGTGACCCGCAGAAGTTTATTAGTATTGTTGATGATAAACATCTGGGGATGAAAGCTAAGATTACTATTTATCTTTGGATGAATATTATTCGACAACTTCCGAATAGTTCTATCATTGTCGATGCTTCTAATCCGGAAAATGTTATTGGTAATAATATTAATGATGCTATCTCGTATTTCTCGAATGATAACAACAAAGGTATTGTTGCCGAGTGGAACGCGAAGTATCGTAGTTTGAAAGGTTAGTCATGTATGAAACGGTAAAAGAGTTACACATCGAAATAGAGCAACGAATACAGCAGATAACATCTAATAGATATCGGAGTATTGCTCCTCAGTTTATTGATATGATGCTGAATCGAGCTGCCGTTAAATATATACAAACTAAATCAAATAGGAAAACTAATTATAAAGGCGAAGGTCTTGAAGATAGTAAAAAACGTGTAGATGATATTCAATCATTAAAACGTGAAACTCCGTGGCTTAAACTTAAACGTGATAAGCAAGATGCGGATTATCCAAATAGAGCTTTCGTTATTCTTCCGGGTGATTATTTAAAACTTATTTCTTCTACTTCTCGATTAACTTATGGTAAAGCTCGACTTGTTGAGAATTTACATGAAGTTTATCCTGATGATGAAGTTAAGAATTTATATTATCATCTAATTGATTTGTCTAAAATTGCCTTAACTGGTGATGAATTTAATGGACAAATTGTTGTTAATGGGAATGAGATTGATATTTCAGATATTCTCTCTCTTTATGATAGTGATTCAGATAAGATTGATTTGTATGAAATTGCAGGTTTAACTTGTGATAGATTACGTCAAGTTCTTTCTAATGAATATAATGTTTATTGGGAGAATCTGATTGGTCGTTATTATAAAGATTGTATTATTATTACTTCTAATGCAAAAGACGAAATTACATTAAAAGTTAATAATACAGACATTCCTGTTATTACTTATAATACTACTTATGACGAGTTCGTAAATGTAGGAAATAAGTTTTCTGAAAATGATTTAATTGCTACCGAAAATATTCGAGCTACTCTAAACAACTTCTATGGTAATAAAAATAGGCATCTTAATCCAATAAGTGAACTTGTTAATGATAGGCTGTTTGTTTATTACGGTGATGATTTTTGTGTTGATGCGGTTAAGATTTCATATATTAAGAAACCACGTCTTTTTAATATTGATATTAACCAAATGTCAGATATGGAAGTTACACCTGATTTCATAGATAGTGTAGTTAGCGATATTCTTCTTGTTCTTAAAGATGACAGTTTTAGTGCTGTTAAACAACAATCAAATTTAGAATAGAAAATGAAAAGTGTAATTGTCGCAAATGATTTTCTGACAACACTTGCTAATAATGATGTTAGCAAGCTGACTCGCGGACAAGCTGTTCTTCTTAATTCGGCTGGTAAAGTCGTTGCAGCTGCTTCGGATGTCAAGGATGACGAAATGTTGCAGTTTGTTCTTGGTCTTGGTGATGGCAAGGTTAAACGCGGCGTTTGGATTAATCCTAAATGGTCGAAGCAGCACAAAGAAAAGTATCTTGCTCCTGCTGGTAAAACGTATAAGTTTACGAATCTCGTAGCTAATCGTGGTATTGGTTATCAAGGTTTCGATGCTGAGGTTATTATCTCGTGCAAGCCTATTAATTCTTTTGGTGGTTATCCTCTGGAAGTTTACAATGCCAGCGTAACTATCAACGGAATTGACGAAGCAAGTGCTGATATTATTGCTCGTCTGAAAGTTGAGGTTGAAAAGACTTTGACTAAGATTAATGCTCGCTTTGGTGCTGATAGCATCACGATTGATGATTTTACCGAAGCAAGTGTTACGTTCACTGGTGCCGCAGGTTTTGAGTATTATGTGACGTTTGATGGTATTCTTCGTGCTACGCTTGAAGAGGGTGACGAGAATCAAACTCCGGTTGGTACTTATGACCAAGTTGCTAAACTTGAGAAAGAAGCAGATGTTGCTGGTGTAGGTTATAATCCTAATTTCAAGGAATATGACCGTGTTTATGGTGATATTTTTACAGCTACCGAGGGTGTTATGTATGACACTTATGTAATTACTTCTCGTGCTGATTTCACACATCCCTTTAATTTACATACAGAGGGTTTACAGGTTACTCAATTTATTGCTATTGATAATACGAAAACTTCTGCAATTACTGCACTTGAAGGGGTATTAGCACTCATTAAGTAAGAAATTGATTTGTTAAAAATGTAACCACAAGGATAACTCCTAATGCTATTAATTGTGGTGTTAGGAGTTATTCTCTTAATGATGCTAATGTTATGTGACAAGTGGGCGTGCAACCTCCTGCCCCACCGGGGAGCGAGGCCGCAGGCCGAGCCATACAAGTTGCACCATTATTATTATTAATCGTCATATAACAATAAATACGATTAGTATTATGATAAAGAGAATATGGAATAAAATAACTACTTTTTTAAGTGGTTATTATTCAGAACATAAAGACGATATTATTATTGGTTTCGTCATTGCTACTATCGTAGGTATTTTATTTAAGGCTACTGTTGCTACTTGGTTTATGAGTTTATGGATTACATTAGCTTATCAAATCATTATTTGTGGTATTCAAGCTGCAAGAAAGAAAACAGTAACTGGTCTTAAAATTCATCCTATTATTATTAACTTTGTAGTTGGAGTATTTATTTCGTTATTGTTCTTGGTATGGCAGTAATTAATCTTCGAAATGTTGTAGCGCTCGGTGTACTTGAAGATGGTGTATATCCGAGTGTTTATAATGGCCAAACCGGAGAATATATTGGTACAGTAGATGGTGAAGGTGCTGGTATTAAAACAGTTCCTACATTATATATGTACTATCGAAAGAATGGCCACCTATATTTATATAGGACAAAGGAGAGGATTGAAATAGACTTAACTAATGTAACTGCTTACGATAATAGTGCTCTATTTAAGCTAACTGAAAAATCTGATATTAGTTCTGCAAAGATTACAGAGTTTGAATCTCGAAATATTGATGTAGGACATTATGAATATAAAGTTCCGTGGGTTAAACCAACTCAACAATATCTTTATATACTTGTACCTATTGTTCGTTCTATACATACAATTACAGTACAAGGTATCATAAGTAATCAGATATTTACTCTTACTGGTATTTATGTTCATGAAGGTAAATCTTGGTGGATTTATCGGACGAATGTAAAGACCAATTTTGATTTTAATGATGCTGTTAATGAGATTCTTGATGTTCAAGTATATGTTCGTGAGCTTACAGCTGAGGACTTAAATCCTGTTGAACAACTTACAAAACTTTTATTTGAACATATTAATAATAAGTTTAATCCTCATGAGGTAACAAAAGAACAAGTTGGTCTTGGCAATGTTGATAACACTGCCGATATGGATAAACCTGTATCTCGACCTCAAAAAGAGTACATTGATGCTCTTGAAAATAGGGTTAAAGGTTGGTTCAAACAGTTGAATGTTTGGATTAACAATCATGTTACTGAAGTTAATAAAAAGTTTCAAGATGTTTGGGCTGCTATAAACAAGAAACTTGATAAAGAAGATTACGAGAATGACAAAGATAATTTCAATGCTCATATTCGTAATTATGATAATCCTCATAGAGTTACTGCCGCACAAGTTGGTTTACCAACAGCGGCAAGTGATATTGAGAAATTAAAACAAAAAGCTCAAGAGCTTCAAGGTTTGCTTATTAATAAGCAAGATAAAACTTCTAAAGAACTTGTTACTGATAACAAACGTATTGTAGATGCTATTAATGAGATTTATGGTATTGTTGTAGAACACAATAACCATGTTCGTAGCAACAGTATTAATCAAATTGAAGTTACAAGCGAGATTCCTACTACGTTTGAAGATGGTACACTTTGGATTCGTATTCCTCGAAATGAAGAAGATTATATAACAATTAAGATTGAAGCTGTTCCGGTTGATTCTACCATACGAATGATTAATTCGGAAGGTAAAGAATCGGCAGGTGTTGGCAGTGCAAGTCTTGAATGTTTAATTCAAAGTCGTTTACATTATATTGTAGAAAAAGAGAATTACATTACAAAAGATGTTTATGTCGATGTAGGTGTTGAAGATACGACAATTAATGTTGTTCTTACACCTAAGACTAAAAAGACATTAACTGTAAATGCAACTCCTGATAATGCTTTAATTATATTTACTGATAAACCTTCTAATGTAGTTATTGCTCAAGGTACTGGTACTCTTACATATGAAACTTATGACCCGCGTGATATTTTAATTCAAGTTGGTGCAAGTGGATATGAAACTTACGAAGAGCGTATTACATTAGATGAGAATATAATTCGTGATATTACTCTTACAGCTCTACCAGTTGAACAAGGTGCTGTAAGTCTTACGGTAGTCGATAGCGAAACAAAGGCCAAAATAGCCGCATACGTCTATGATAAGGACACGGGTGGTATATTAGGTCAAGTCACAAAAGATACGCCGCTACAACTCACCGGAGATGTCAATACGAGCCGAATTTTGAGGTTTATTTCGTCGGGTTATATAGAGGTTGAACAACTGGTAACTTATGCAATTCCTACCGCAGAAGTTACTGTTGAAATGGATAAAGTTCCAGTTCAATCTGGTACTATCTATGCAACTGCTGTAAATACTGAATCTACTGCTTTAGACGGTGTTACGTTTGAGTATAAACTCAGTACTGAAAGTGATTGGAAACCTCTCAATAATGATGAATCGACTGCTGGTAAATCTGAGGCTGTTACAGCTCCAGTTGGAACAAGTGTTGATTTCCGAGCTTCTAAAACTGGTTATATAACTAACACTGGAACTGGTACGATTAATTCTACTGGTGAACATAGTGTTACTATTGTACTTGAAGAGGTTCCGCCTGAACCTACTACTAAACAATATTATATCCATGCTGTAACTGAGGAATCTGTTAATATCACAACAGGTGTTCATGGTTATTTATGGAATAATAATAGTTGGGTTGAACAAACTTTACAAGGTGGAGCAATGGGATTTGCTTATACTGGTGAACCCGGAACTTCTATTCGTGTTAAGTTTACTGCTACCGGATACAACGATACTGAAAAAGATATTGTTTTAGAAGATGGTAGTACAGAACCGATTGATGTTAAAGTCGTAATGACAGAGGAAACTCCTCCTCAACCTACAACTAAGGAATATTTTGTATTCGCTGTTACTGAAAAGAACGCACCTATTGAAACAGTTACTGCTGCTTCTGTATTAGTTGATGATGAATGGATTCCTCAAGATTTACGAACTGTTGCAGCAAGTATCGGATTTAACTATACTGCTATACCGGGAACTGTTATTAAAGTCAAATTTGTTGCTACTGGATTTATTACTGAAGAAATTGATGTTACTCTTCAAACTGAAAGTGATGAATCTTTAATCGTACCTGTTACTCTTCGTTTTAAGGACGGTATTGATTATATACAAATCGAAGGTGACGGTACTAAATATCCTATATTTAGAGTTGGTAATGTCGAATCTAATTAACGGTTTAATGATATGAAAGAATCAGTAATTCGTAAAATATTTTGTGCCTTAAACTGGCCTCCGAAAACTGGTGCTTTTCAAAAGTTAATTACTTTTGTAGTTGAAGGTTTAGCCACTAAGGCTGAATCTTCAACTGTTCAACAATTACAAACAAAAGTAGAAACTCTTGAAAGTACTGTTAATACATTACAAGAAACTGTTACTACTTTAAGTGGTAAAGTAAGTACATTAGAGAGTAATTATACTTCTTTGGAAAGTCGTGTAACTGCTCTTGAAACACCACAAGGTTAATATTAATCTACAACTATGGCACAACTTAATCTTCTTGAACGAGCTACGGAAGCTGTCGTAATGCTTAATGGTAATCGTCGGCAGGTTCTTGATATGTGGCTTAATGGTAAAAAAGTTTGGCCAATAGATGAACCTGTTGTAGAATTAGCTGTTGATAAAACTCTTGTTATTCTAAATAAAGATAATAATTATCATGATACCATAACTGTTTTCGCAAGTGATACAGCTGAATGGGAATTTGGTAATTAGTTTGTTATTATAGTTAATCGACCAAAAAAAAAACAAATGGCAACTATTCCGAGTTATTTATCATGGGTTCCTAAAACTGGTACTGGAAATGCACAGATTAAGATTAATTCTGTGAATCCTTATACTGGTCGTGCAAATAGAAGCACTGAAGTTCCCGGTAAGATTATCGGAAAGACTAACTCAGTTACAGTCACAGTTCTTGAAAAGGCTGCTGATGAATTTATTACACCTGATGGTTTAACTATTAATGTTGCTAAAGGTGGTGAAACAATTCATGTAACTGGTAAGTCTAACTCGAAACTTCTTACATTTACATGGAAAACTAACTTCGGTATTGCAAATGTAACATCATTTAAGGTTAATAGTAGTACAACAGCTACATCTGGTACTGCTATTACTGGTGACCCCGGTGCTACTGGAAAATATACTTATGATGCTACCATTGTTGTACCGAAGAACGAAACTATCAAAGCTCGTTCTGCAACTCTTGAAATTAAGGGTGAAGGTTCGACTGTTGTTAAAACTATTACTATTACTCAGGCTCTTGGTGACAGCTATCTGTATCTCAATTCGCAGGGTACAACTACCGCAACTGTTACTATTCCGAAGGGTGGTGGTGAGCAGACTCTGAGTGTTCTGTCTAATGACAAATGGACATTCGAACCTGCTGAATAAATTAATTAATCATTTATGAGTGTTATCACTAATAAATGGAATGACGGGAGTGGAGATTCAATTAATATTGAATCTCCCTCTTTTCAAGGAAATCAGACTGTTAAAATTTCATCACCTGTTCAAAAGGGTACTTCTAAAAGAAGTATGAAGTTTATTGGAAAGTGTAAAAAAGATTCCAGTAAACAAGTTATTCTTACTGTTGAACAAGAAGCATCTATTTATACATATGATTTAACGTTAAATAGTGATAATACTGAAATTGCCGCAAAAGGTGGAACTACAACTATTACAGCTGTACTTAAAACGTATCGTAATGGTAATTTAGTTAGTACAGATAATGTTACACCAGTTCTATCAGGAAGTGCTACTGGATTTTCTATATCTGGTACTAAGGTTACTGCAAGCAATCGAATTACAACTGTTGGTAGTAGGAGAAGTATTGTTGTAACTGGTAAATATTCAAATACATTTGATGGTCAAACAGTATCATCAACTATTACTATTTATCAAGAAGCCAATGAGGCTTCTTATAGTGCTTTAACAGGTGGTTCTGTTTTAGCATCTGATATTCCTGCAAGTGGTGGAACTTCTTCGACCAGTATTTCTAATATGTCGCAAACAATTAGTTATACATCTGGTTCGACTCGTGCTGGTACAGTTACTTATTCAAAAACAAGTGAAATTACAGTTTCTTCTCTTGGAACCACAGTTAAGGCAAGAACTAAGGTTGGACAAGTTACTGTAACTTATACTGGTGAGGGTGGTGCAACTGCCAATAAAACCGTTGATATTTATCAAGCTGAAAATAAAGTAACTAATAGTAATTACAATCCTCGAATTACTGCTTACGGAACTCCTACTATAAGTATCGGTAGTGGTTTGACAGCAGCTGGTGGTTCTGCGACTGTAAGTGCTTCTGTTACTAATACTGAAACTTATAATGCTTTGTATAGTTCGGGTGCTATTGGCCCGAATCAAACACGAAGTGTTGGTGGTAGTTTATCAATTTCTATGACTGCTAACGGTAATAGTAGATTTAGTTTATCTGGAAATACGATTACTCATAGTAGTATGGGAACTAATGAAACTACTGATACTATTACTATAAAAGTTGTAAATGACGGAGATAGTTCTAAATCAGCTACGGCTTCTAAGAGTATAACAAACAGTAAAACTGTTAAATCTATTTCTGGTGGTATTTATACATATGGTGATGTAATAGCTGGTACAGTAACAAATGGTATTATTCCTGCAAGTGGTGGTTCTGCTACTGCTACAGCTGGAAATGGTACTCAAAGTTGGAACAAGTCTGCTACTATTACTACTTACCAATATGATTCTGGTTCTACAAAAGATGTTACAACTGAAAATGCTTCAAGTGGTGTAGATGAGGTTGTACCAAATGTTGCATATATTGAAGCTACTGCATCTTCAAAAGGAGCTACTGTTTCTTCTCAAACTACTGTAAAAAGTCAAATTGTTATTTGGTCAGCTAATGGTAAATCTGCAATTAAAGTAATGTATATTTATCAAGCGGCCAATGAAATTGTTTCTTATAATTACACAGAATGGGAAATTGTTCTTAGAGCTAATCCTACAACAATTCCAGCATCTGGTGGAACTTCACAACTTACAAATAGTGCTATACGATATAGAATACCTGTTTATACATCAGGTGCTACTGGAAGTAGTACTACTGTATCTGCAATTCCTTCATTGAGTATTAGTGGAGATGGATTTACATTAGCTAATAATATTATTACAGCATCTAAAAACAATGGTGGAGCTCGAAGTTGTACAGTAACAGCATCAAAAGAAGGAGCTGTTTCAAAAACTATTACTATTACTCAATCAGCTGGGCCTGATGGTATTGGTTATATGCAGATAGAAGGTGATGGAAAAAGTCATCCGATTTTCAGAGTAGGTAATACTACAAGAAGTATTGAACCTACGTCTGTTAATCAAAACTCTGACATTACATCTGATAAAGATAGTAGTATATTCGCAAGTCTTAAACAACTATTATTTAAATTCATATAGTTATGGCTAAAAGCAAAAGTGCTCTTAAAGAGTTTTTTAAATCTGGTAAGATTCCTACTGAATCTAATTTTGCAGATCTTATTGATAAAATTCCAGTAGGGGGGGGGTCAAATAAAGACACTACTTTAACTACTTTTGATACTGAAAATCCTTATGTAAGGGGATATCGTTTTATTGTTCTTGATGATTCTTTAACATATCTGATATTTGGTTTATATAATGATACTGAAA